CGGATGTTATATTAATAGTATATGTATAATTCCACGGGTCGGTCCGTAGGTCGGGGATGAGAGAGTGCGCCCACCTGTTAAGGTTCCAGTTTGACTGGTTGTCTGCAGCTCCTCCCCTCGGGGATCAAGTAGTTGTGAGGTGTTGCCTAGTGGCAGACCCCGTTGGTCGACATCATCTAACGAGACCTCAGGTGTAACGCCAATTACACACGGTGTCTATCACACGGTGAACTAATTTCTGTCGGAACCGTTCACGCTAACATGTACTTACAGGGGTCCAACGACACAGACTTAAGAACTTCGAAATTTATCCATTGCCTACAATCTCAGATGGGCCGGAAAAGGGACCCGCACGTCATTCACGCTTCTGGCATTGTGTAGTGGCTGGTATCCTAGGAACCTGTCATTTGTGTCATCGCCTGCTATACTCTACATATATACGCACGCTGGTATTTTCCACTCCCAGAGGATTGATTCCCCCCCCAACTGGAGTAGAAGGGGGGGGCGGATACACGAGTGCCGGCCCGTGCACCACCTCCTTATGGAGTATGGAACCATATTGTGTTTTCAACCCAGGACATAGCCACCCGACCGTCATTAAGAGATATACTCATTTTCAGGTCGGGCTTCACTCCCGGGTAGGATGATGCCGACCAGCGGGGCCTGTTTCCAGGCCCAACTGATCGGTGCTAGGTTTTGAATAGTTCTCCTTCTAATCGACTTCCAGATACATGGTGGCTGCGCCTCCGGCGATTGCTCCACCTCCGGCACCTCCCACGTAGGTACCGGCAGCTGCGGCCAGGGATTTCAGCATCCTCTCTTTAAAGGATAGTGGGATCATATCCCATCCCCGGCGTACGACAATCTGAGACATCTCGCTGTACCTCTGAACGAAAGAGGCATTGCGAGGAGGACTCGGCGTAGACGATCGTGCCAGTAGTACAGTCGGCTCCCAAATAAACTCAACGTTTTGAGTTACAGTCCAGCGCCACGATTGGGGGTTAGTCGTGTTCCCACCCCGTAAAAGGATGAGGACAGACCTTAGCCCGGCCGTGATGTCTGACGTTTGGCCCCCACCTCCGGTGTAGGGCTCATACGTTCGCCGCACGAGGTCGTTAGCAGGTGTGAAAGTCACGTATTGACTTTCTTTGGCCCTGACATACTTCATGCTCGGCGAGAAGGCGGAGAAATGGTTCGGAAAATTGGCAAAAGAGCCCCCAGCCCAGTTGGTCGTTGCATAGGCGTGGTTCGTAAACATTTTGATGGCGATCTCACCTCCGTTGTTGAAGTCGTCGCCGATGTATTCGAGTTTAAGGGTGGCTGCTGTTACGCGCATCTCCTGGACCGTTTCGTCGTTGAGCTGGTCGTAAAACTCAGCGTCAACTCCGGTGGCCCATGTTTGCACTACCCCAGCCTGGTTAAAGACTGGATCCTGCACAACCAAGTTCTGAAGCACCGACGGTGAACAGGCCAGGCCTCCTTGGCCCAGCGTATCCGCCGTAAATGTTCCAGTGGTCATAACTTTGAAAGGTGTAGTAGTGACTCCATCTCCGTCTGGGAACCTGTGTGGCATCTCACATGATAGAGCGCGGCAGCAGGCCATCCGTTCTGGATTTTGTTTGTTCGGTTGTCTCCGTTTTCGTTGGGGCGCTCTCTTTGGCTGAGTGCGCCGTGGCTTGGGATTACGGTTGTTCTGTTTAGAGTTCATAATTCCCATCGGGGATATTTCTCTGGACTGAATGGGTTTTCGATTCTCCACTTCGTGACATCGATGTCCCGGTCCAAAATAACGTCCCCTAAGAGATTAAAACTCCAACAGCGCAACATGTCCTCGTCGGCTAACTGTTCGGTAACTGAGACCCCGAAAGCGCGTGCGTACGATTGTCGCGCGCAGTCGGTTACGGGTTCGGGGTCAAAGAGTTCGAACTTACGATTTAGACCCCTAAGTTCGTTATGGAGTCTGTAATAGTAGCTGTCAACTGAATCGAAGACAAGGAGTCTCTCTGTACTAGCATTTCGTATAAGAGCTCTCCCGTATTCTTGCAGGACTGGGATCCCCAACCCCAGTATCATCTCAGCCAATCCGATGGAGTTGACTAAGCGCTGCCTGCTATTTTGTGTGGGTTCGCAGTATTTCACACCTGATAATGAATTACTGATGACTTTACGGTAGTCTCTAACGAACTTCCACTTTCCTGGCTTGTACTCGATGGGCCGTGCCTGGCACCACTCTACCTCCTCCATGCTTCGTGCTACTTTCTCCACCTTGATCTCATGACCGAAGTCAAGAAACGCAGGTTTCACTAGTTCCAGCACGAGGTCCAGATATTTATGTTCCAACATGAGAATGGCGTCGTCGCCATCGTCGATGAGGTCCCAGTGAGCCAACTTCTCACCATATCTTTTCGCTATCGCGGGTTTGAGGTATTGTCGTACAAAGGTTGTAATCATGATGACCATGAGTACACAGTTCCCTAGACCTGTGTTCATGTCACCAGACATCCGCTTTCCGGTCGTCTCGTATCTGATCCCCCAAGACGTCATGCCTTTGTTCTTCAACTGCCAAGAGAGCAACTTTGAGAACTCCGGGGAGCTATTAGCTGCACAGTAGACGGCATGCTCTATCCTGAGAAGTGGTTCAACAGTGCTGGTCGAAGCGC